CAGAAGAAAGCGACTTAATGAACGGAGCTACAAAAGCAGAAGTAACAGTTGAAAACGGAATTGCTGTTACAACATTCGCTATTGAAGACCCAGTAAACGTAGAAACAAAAGTATCTATGGTTGCTTTACCTTCATTAGAAATGGCTGAAGCTTTATACATTTTAGATGTAAAGTAAGCTCGGGTTCTTCTACACCTTCTAGCGGAGATGTTACACCAGAACCAAGCGAAGGAGAAGGAGACGGAGTTTATTACCCACCAGATGACTAATAAATTCCAGTGGAAGAATCCATAGATTAAATAGGAGGAGCAAATGGTAACAATAGTAAAAGGCGATTCAAAAATAATAGTTACAAAAGGTACATTTGAAAGCCAATTTAAACCATTAGGTTATCAAATAGCTTCCGAAGAAAAGGGAGCTGACAAAAAATCAGCTCCTATTTCTGTAAAGTCAGAAATTAAAGAGGAAGTTGAAGAAGATAACAAAGAAGAAAAAGTTGTTGAAGAACAACAAAAAGAAAAAATACAAGAAAAGTATGGCTTTAAGAACAATAAAAAGAAAGGAAAATAGTCAAAATGCTATATCAATATAATGGCAAAATCTATGTAAGACCTTTTGCAAACAAGATTATCGAAGTAAAGGTAGAAAAGAAAGGCGAAGAATATAATGTCGTAGCCTTACCAAGATACATTTTAATTGATAATGTTATTGCAACAAAACTTGTAGCAATAAGCGTAGAAGAAGCTTATAGAGAAATGAACAAAGAAGTTGATGTTGAAAAGAAATCAATAATTAACAAAAGTTCTAAAAATTCTAAAATGTCAAGATTATTAGACAAAAAAATAGATTTAGACTAGAAAATGGGGGAGCAAAATGGATTTTGATACCAATGTTAAAATACAAGCATTACTTGAAAAGTTAAAAACGAGAGCGACAGCAAAAGGGTTTACAATTACAAATGAGGACGCTAAAGACGAGTTAGAAAATGCTTTATTAGAATATTACAACGATAGACATTTTACTCCAACAGAAGAGAGACCTTACGAAGATGTCTATGCTGGCATTATAATTCAATTAGCAATAAGTTCTATTGCTAAAATTGGTGCGGAAGGGCAAGTTAAACACGATGAAGGTGGAATAGGTAGAACTTATGATAATGGTTCTAACTACCCATTAGACTTAACTAGAAAAATCATACCACTTGCGAAAGGTATAGGAAATGCGTAATCTTTCAAGAAATAAACAACCAATATATCTTTGCAAGAAAACTATAGAAACAATCAACGAGAAAGAACGTGAAGTCTTTTCTGAACCAGTAGAATATCTAGTAGATTATCAACCAATATCAACAGATGGAGAAATAATAGCTTTTGGAAATGATTATATTAACAGATTAGTTATTTATACAACAAGAGAAATTGCTAGTAATTTCAACAATGCTGATAGGTGCTATGTCTATGTAGAAAAACCCGAAGTCCACGATAGAATGTGCAATACTGCAGATTTTGTTGTAGATGGAAAACCAATGATGTTCTTAAATGAAGCTAGAATTTATTTGCAAAGAATGACTGGAGATGATGAGTAGTGGCGTTCAAAAGAGAATACACACTTGACGAACTAGGAGAATTACAAAGCGACCTCGCAGAACTTGCTAAAAAACTTGAACAAGCTAGCGAATCTATTTTAGATGAAATGGCAGATGTAGGTTTAAAAGAAATGCAAAACACTTATAACGCACAACCTTTTAAAACTCCTAGCTATTCAGATATGCAATTTTTTATAGACAAAAAAGAAAAAATGAGAACTATAAAAATGCAAGGGCCTCAAGCAATTTATAGCGAATTTGGAACTGGTACTCTCGGAGAAAGATACCCACACCCATTAGAAAAAGGACAATTTGGTTTGAAACCTTATAACAGTGGTAGAACAATAAGAAAAGCTAACGAACAAGTTAATAAAATTACAGGAATAGCGGTAGGAGAGTTATATTGGACTTATAAAGACGCAGATGGAAACACTCATTATACACAAGGTATTCCTGCTGGAAAAGAAGGTTATAATGCTGGTCAAACCATTAGAAAACAATGGAAAAGAATAGCAAGAAAGAAAATAGAGGAAATAACTAAATGATTAGTTTAGTAGAAAAAATCGTAAATGGTTTACAAGAACAATTTAATAGTCTTGAAAATAGTTATCAAAATACTATCGTAAAAGAAATTTATAAGCCACTTCCAAAAGGACACTACCCAAAAGTAATCGTACAAGAAATAAATAATAGCGAAAGAACTGATAGGAGTACAGCAAGCGGAGAACGAACAACTGCTCTTGGTTATCAAATTACTTGTTATACACGAGATACAGAAGAGTATGATTACGTAGATGGCGTTAAATATATGGCTGATTTAGTTAATGACTATATGACCACAAATTTTAAAGTTCAACGTGTAGGAGACTACGCAATAGTGCCATACATTTCAGACAATACAGTAATGACTTGTAATGTAAGATACAATTGTGTTTATGATAAAGAAACACAACTAATTTATACAAATTAAAATAATAGGAGGATTTGCTAAAAATGGCAGCTAATTATTTAAGTACTATCGGAGTACATTTATACTATGCAGTAGAAGAAACAGCTGGAACAAGACCAACTGCAAAATCTGCATACATTGACCTAGAAGGTGTTAAGAATATTCCTTCAATGAACCCAACACCAGACAACCTAGAAACAACAACATTAAACGAAACAGAATATAAAACATATATTCCAGGATTAAAAGATATGGGTGGAGCTTTAAGCTTTACATTCAACTTATCTCAAGAATTAAGAACAAAGTGGGACGCTTTAATGACAGCTTACGAAACAGCTATCGCAACAAACAAGAGAACTTGGTTCTTTGTTGATGTTCCTGGTTTAACAGATGGATTATATTTCGTTGGACAACCAAGCCCAATGGGATTACCTGAAATGGGTGTAAACGAAGTAGCTGAAGTTGAAAACTCAATAACACCTACTGAAGCTCCAATTTGGGAAGCTAAACCAACAGTATAATAAAAAGATAAAAGAAGAGGAGAATATAAAAGATGAGCAAAAAAATTGAATTTGAATATGAAGGGGAAAAATTCACTTTAGAGTATAATAGAAGAGCTGTACAATTATTGGAAGAAAAAGGCTTTGAGATTTCTCAATTTGAATCAAAGCCAATGACTAACATTCCATTATTGTTTCAATACTCTTTTGCAATGCACCACCCAGAAATTACATTAGGTAAAATAGACATTATCTACAATAGCATTGTTGATAAAAAAGGTCTTGCAACCCAATTATATGGAATGGTTGCAGACACATATAACTCTTTATTTGAAGAAAGTGAAGACAAAGACGCAAAAAAAACGAGCTGGAAAGTAGTTTAGTCAAACCTGAACAAGTAGAGCATACTTTCCAGGAACAGTTTAAGAAATTATGTCCGTTTTATATGTCTATCGGCATGAGCTATAATCAATTCTGGTTTGAAGATGTTGACTTAACAAGAGTTTATCTTGAAGCGTATAGAATAAAAGAAAAGCGAGAAGCTGAAGAAAAGAAATGGATTATTTGGGAACAAGGCTTGTATATATATGAGGCACTATGCGATGTGTCCCCTATATTACGAGCCTTTTCTAAAGCAAAGAAGCCTCTACCTTACCCTTCAAAACCTTATGGAATTGAAGTGTTTGAAAATAAAAAAACAAAACGAAAGAGAAAAAATACAAAGAAAGATAAAGAACTAGAAAAGAAAAAGGAAGAATTGAATTTAGCTAGAACACAAATATTCTTCCAAAATTGGGCGAGAGCCACAAAAAAACATTTTGAAAAGGAGAAATAATAATGGCTGAACCAATTGTAGATTCAATAAACATTCAGCTTACTGCCAACGCTAAAAAAGCTTCAGAATCAATAAGCACATTAAACAAAAACATAGCTAATCTTGAAAAAGGTTTAAAGCTTATAAGTTTTGCTGGATTTATTGGTGGTTTAAGAAGTATAGCAAAAGTTGCATATAATGGCGTAAACAGTATGAACAATTATATTGAAACTCTAAATTTGTTTAGGTCAACAATGGGAGATTCTACTAAAGCTGCCGAAGCTTTTATAGATAAAGCCGAACAAATATTAGGTCTTGACCCATCTTTTATGATGAGGTCAATATCGGCATTTCAAACTTTAGCTGAAGGCTTTGGTGTTACAAATGATAGAGCTTATATAATGAGTAAAAACTTAACACAATTAACTGCAGATATGGCTTCATTTATGAACTTACCATTTGAAGAGTCGTTACAAAAATTAAAATCGGGCTTTAGTGGCGAAATTGAGCCAATGAGAAATGTCGGTGTTGCTTTGGACAAAGCAACATTACAGCAAACATTGTATCAACTTGGAATAGATAGAACTTATGCAAGCTTAACAAGAGCTCAAAAATCAGAATTGTTGTACTATCAAATTATG